GAAGAGCCACAAACCCAATGGGCTCTGGCGTGCGGTAGATCGGATGGCCGTCCTTTGAGACGAGGCCGGTGCTGGCAGGCTCTCGCTCGTAGACGGTGCGGGCCTCTAGGTGCGGAGAGTCCTGCAGCATGTCCCACGTCTCAGCGCGGGGCCGGATGACGTAGCGGGGCATAGCTATTTCCTGTTGCGATAGACGAGATAGGTGATGAGCCCGGCGATACCGATGCAGGCCACGAGGCCAAGCCAGACGCGCCAGTCATTGATGGCCGCCGCTGCGGTGGTCAGGCCACCCCCGGTGACGATCACGGCGGCCGCGGCGCCATTGGACGGCAAAGGCCGCTCAGGAGCCTCAGGAGCGGCCGGAACAGGCTTCGGCATGACAGGTGGCGGCGTGTCGGGAATAACCGGCTGGTCGCTTACCTGGGGCTCTCCTGCCACCGGTCTGGTGGCATAGGTGCCGTCGAAGATCAGCGCGGCTTCCCGCTTGCGGCGCTTGATGATCTCCGGGGGCTTGTTCCACGTCAGGAAGGAGGATTTCGCCTCCTTCAGCTTTCCGGCCTTGTAGAGCTTCGGCCATGTGGCCTTGGCGATCGAGCCGGTGTTGAAATGGAACGAGACCGCCCCGTCGAAAACATGCTGCGGAACGTCCGGCAGGACCTTGTTGACCGTCGCCTCGTATTTGCCGAGGTCCTTGGCGAGAAGGTCGATTGCCTCCTGCCGGGTGATGGTCATGCCGGCCTTGGGAGCGGGCGGACCGGCTGCCGCGGTATGACCGACGCCGATGGTCCAGACGCCAACGCTGTCCTTATAGGCCTTGGTGACGAGGCCTTCCGACAGGATCAGGTCGTTAATCCCGCGCTGAGAAGTTTTCATGCTTTCTCCAACAAAAAAGCCGCCTCAAAGGGCGGCTGTGCTAGACTGCGGGGATGAGCCCCTTCATGCGGCAGAGATCAGTTGAGGCCGGACTGGTTGCGGTCGGGCTCGGCGTGTACCTGGTCCTGAGGCTGCTAGGCGTGGTGCACTAGGGCTTGTCGCCAGCCGCCAGCTTATCCATGCCTGCCGCGTCGTGTGCGGGCTCGGGCGCGCCAGCGAGCGCCCAGATGATCAGCCTGCGGAGCTGCGTTCTGATCCATGTTTTCATCACAGTAGCGCCTTGATCGCGGTCTTGAAGCCGGAGGCGTTCAGCGCCTGCTTGCCCTCCAGCGCACGAAGACGGTTCTCATGCGAGAGGAGTACCTTGGCGGCGATCTCGAGAGTCAGGCGTCCGGCCTGCTTCTCGAGATACTTATCGAGCACACCAGCGGCGACGGGGCGAAGCGCGTAAGGATCGAGCACTTCGCCAAGCTCATCCTCGGATGCGATTCGGCTCGGCGCGTTCCCATCTGCAAGCCATGCCTGGTAGGTCGCGTCCGCAGCGGGCACATAGTCGCCGGCCACGGATGAATAGGCTTTGGTCGCATCACCAGCGACAATCCAGTACCAGTTGCGGGGATCGTAAGGAGAAGACATGTCGTATCCTCTTTATGCGTACCAGCCCGGCGACGTTGCCGAGCCCGCTGCGTTGCCTGGGAAGTAGGAAGCACCGCCACCAGCCGTGTTGATGCCGGCGCCGGTCGTCACCGTGTAGCGAGTGCCTGTCGCGGAGCCTGAATATGTCTGGCTAAAGGCAACGATGGCCGCCAGCGTATCGGCGACGGCGAATGCCGTGCCGAACGCCGGAGTCCCCGTGATCGTCACGGTATTGAGCGCGTTGGTGATCTGGCTACCGGGGCCGGCGGCATACATATGGCGCGCGGCCCCCCCGGTGATGTTGTAGGCAACGGTGCAAGTCACCTTGGCGCCGTTGAGGGTGTAAATTTGCTGCCCAACGACCGCGCCGAAGTCCATCTTCCCATTGATGGTAACAATCGCATTGCCATTGGCGACAATGCCGTTGCCAGAGGTCGTCGTGGCAAGCTTGAGGCCAGAAATATTGACCGCACATCCGTTCTGGATGCCGATACAATCGCCTCCGGTGACACTTATGAGGCAGTTTGATGGTGTGGTCGTGTCTCCGATGATGCTCAGCGAGCCCGTGCCAAGGAGCGGCGCCTTAAAGGTTACTCCAGCGGTATAAGTGCCCGCTCCAACCTGGATCGTGACATCATAAATGCTGGCATCAATCGCCGCGACCGCATTTGCCGCCTTTTGCAGGGTAAGGAAGGCGCCACCTGCAGTATTGGCGAGGCCGTTATTGCTGTCCGATCCATCCGTGCGGACATAATAGGTGCGCGCCGCGGTGAGCAATTCACGCGCGCCGGAGAGTGACGGCAGAGTGCCATTGAGCAGTAGGAACCCGCCCGCCGTCGCCGAATATGCGACCTGGTAGATGCCGTTCGCGACAATGTCGCCGATGCGGAGAGCCGTCCCATCCTCGCGAAAGACATTCTTCGCGGAAAGCCCATCAACCGCGATCGTGACCGTGGCGGACGTATTGGTGCTGGCGGCGCGGAACATGAGCGCCGCGCCATTGGCGAGATCGCCCGCCGCCCAGCCCGAGTCCGTCGTCAACGTGATGGCATTCGCCGAACCGCCCGCGATGATCTTCGCGGACAGGTCGTTGAGCATCTTCCGAACGGCGGCCTGCGTACCCCGCGCGGCGTCATTTACCGCGCTGGGGTTCATGCCTTCGGGCCAGTTGGCGCCGGTGTCTAGGTTGGTATTGGAACCGGGGGTCGTTGACCACAGGCGGACGGAGGCGACCACTTAAGCGGTCCTCACAAAAAGCCCGAAGGCCCCGGTTCCTACGGAAGACCCGGAAATGTTGAGCCATGTGCCGGTTGCGGTAGTGGCGCCAGTAGTAGTTACGACGCCGGACGTGTTAGCAATCGCTGTCTTGAGATTTGAGCCTGCCGTCGTGTTGTTGTTGGTGACAGTGCCGCCGCTCATCTGCATCATGGCCACCGTCCCCACCGGAAGTGTGCTGCTGGTCGGCGGGGTCCAGCCTGCCGACACGGCGGTCCACGACCCGTCCGCTTTGAGGAATTTGCTTGCGGCTGCATCACCGGCCGCAGGGGCCGGAACCGCCCCAAGCACACCGCCGGAGCCGCTGTCACCAGTGAAGGCAACCGCCGTGATCGTCGGGTTGCCAGAGACGCCATTGCCGTTCGAGACCGAGATGCCCGTGCCTGCGGTCACGGTGCGGCCAGTGAATGTGTCGGCCGCCGTCTGCGTCAGGAGGCCATTGGTGTTGTAAGCGGCGAGCGCGACCAGCGTTGCATCAAGCGAGGTGATAACCGGAAGCGTCGGGTTGAGGAGCAGCCACCCACCCGCGCTCGAGTTCGCGAGGGAGGAATAAGCGACAATGTAAATGCCGCCCGAGACGATGTCGCCAACCTGCAGCGCCGAACCGTCCTGCCGATAGACGTTCTTCGCGCTGAGGCCATCAACTGCGATCGTGACGGTCGTGTTGGAATTGCTGTTCGATGCGCGGAAAACTACCGCGATGCCGTCTGCTAGAGCCGACCAGGAGCTCTGTGTCGTGAGGGTAATCGCATTGGCCGTCCCGCCGGCAACGATCTTCCCCGCTCCGTCATCGTACATTTTCCGAGTGTCGGCCATGGCCGCGCGGAAAGCGTTATTGACGTTCGACGGAGCCCAATTTTCGGCAACATTGACGCCTGCAATCGACGTGTTCGACGCAGCCGTAGTCGAATAGCTCGGGACGCCCATGGGGAGCCTTCCTCAGATCAGATTTTTGGGAGGGGAGTTAGGGTTGGAAGCCGCCGAAGCCGCCGGCATAGCCGCCATAGACGCGCTGATCAGCGTTCACGTTGTAGTTGATGGTCCGGCCGGCAGAATTGATGTAAGAGCCGACACCGGGGGCCGTGGTCTGGTAGGCGTAGGTCGAACCGCCGCCCTTCGGGTTGAAGTTGGGAGCAGCAAACCCGGCCGGCGTGAACGGCGAAGCGGCATACGGGTTGGACCGCGGCGCGGCATTGGCATAGGCGATGGCCTGCCCCACCCGATTGGCGAGCGGGCCGCCGTTGACCAGGCTCATGATCCCGCGCGCCGCGAGGCCGGCAACCGGACCAAGGGCCATCGAGGCAGCGATAGGAACCGCAACCCGGGCCACCCTGCGCATGGGCGTCATCGGGACGGGAGCGGGCTCCTGCGGAACGCCAATGCCCATGCCACCAGCAAGGGCGAGCGAGGTGCCGAGAGGTCCGGCAGAGGGAGGCGCAACCACACCGGCCGCCCCGCCGCCTAAAGCGAACGGAGACGGCGCCAGCTTGCTTGTGGGCGCATCGCCAAAGCGGGCATTGAAATCCGCTTTACTAATGGTCTTGGGGGCCATCGAGACGGAATTCGAGACGACCGGATTGAGCGAGGCCACCCGATAGGTAACGTCCTGCGGAATGGATGCCGCACCCATCGGGGCAAACCGCTGCTGGAACTGCTGCGGGGTGATGGTGGCCGGTGCCGGGCGGTTGATTGCCGGCATGGCGGGCGCCAGCGGCATACGGGCTGACGAGAGCGGATCGTAGCGGGTGGGTGGGACGGAGGCGTTGGCAGAAGAGGCGCCACCGAATGCCGTTCCGATGCTGCGGAGGAAGTTGCCGAAGCTCTGCGCATTGGCCTGATCGCGCATGAGAGCGGGCGTGGTTGTGGACGTCGGGTTGGCATTCGCCATGTTGACCGGCGCACGGCCCATGAGGGCGAGATTGCGACCGCCGGACACGTCCGCGCCGTTCATGACGTTGCCGGCGCCACCAGCCTGCGCAAAGCCGAACGGAACGGAGGCGGGAAGCGATGCGACCGCCGAACTCGGCATCCCAAGCGGCGAGCGATACGTCTTGCTGAGCGCGCTGCTATCGCCCGTCCACATGGAGCGGGGGATGCTGACGTAATCGCCCTTGCTGCTCTGCAGGCCAAAGCCCACGGCGGGGGTCGGCGCCGGCAGGCGCTGGGGAAGCGTCTGCACCGATTGATCCGCTACAGGCCCCCAAGGCTGGGGCATCTGGAACGGATTGGAGGCAGTAAGGGCGGGATCGGACGGCGCTACCGTATCGTCCTTTGTGCCGAGCGTCGGCGAGAAGACCGAGGACGATTTGTCCGCGTACTGCTTTGCCTGCGATACATGCAAACCTTGCGCGTAGGCGTCGGCGTGCTCTGGACTGTCGAATATGCCGAGATGCTGACCGGTCTTATGATATTGATTGATCGCTTGCTGGTCGGAGAGGATTTTCCCGTCTGGGGAGACGGTGGGCACTAAAACCTCTTTGCCGTCTTCCTCAAAGCTCATCGAGCGGACAGTGCTGATCGTGCCGTCCGCATTATGGACGACCGGCCGCTTGTTGAGGTCAATATTGCCGGGGATCAGGAGCCCATTGGTGGGGCTTCCGCTGTCTACGAAGCTCGACGAACCAGGCCCCGTGGGACGGCGGCCGGGGCCATTGCCCATGTAGGGCGTGGGGATGGGTGCCGGCGGCGTCGGACCGCCCGAGGGGAAGAGAGCGGCCGGGGGGAGCTTCGGGCCAAAGCCAAAGGCCGCCGTGTCCATCGGCCCAGCAAGCGTCGGAGCGTTCGCCATGATCGGCGGCCGGTAGCTCGCCAGCATCGGGTCCATGCCGGGCTGAGGCGCAGGGTTGCCAGGAAACTGCGGCAGGCTATTGGCGAGAACGCCCTGTACCTGGGGACCGGCTACGCCCTTGTCGATGCGGAGGTTGGCGGCGCGCTCGGTTGCCCGGACTGCTTCAGCCGTGCCAGCACCGAATTTGCCATCGATCGGGCCTTTGTAGAGGCCGGCATTGGCAAGGCGCATCTGGAGCGCCGCCACGTCCATGCCTTCGTCGCCCTTGCGGAGGGTGCGCGTGACTTCTGCCGTGGGTGGTGCGGTCCCGTATAGGGCGGCGAGGGCCTTCTGGCGCTGCGCCTGACCGTTAGCGATGTTCTGCCGGAGCGTCCTGCCGCTGCCGTCCTTGAAGCCGTACGGCACCTTGCCGCCGAAAATATTGCCGCGGTTAATGGCCGTATAGATCTGGTCGTAGTTCATCCCCGGCTCGACGCCGCGCGCCTGTAGATAGCGCACTACCGGCCCGCGGACTTGATCCGCAAACGACATGCCGGGCGAATAGCCGAACTGCTTCCGTTCTCTGGACCCGAACTGGATCAGGCCTTGGAAGTGATTGTTGTCCCCGCCCACCTGGCCCGGGTTCATCGACCCCCCGGTCTCATAGTGAATTGCGGTAATCAAATCCGCCGGGCTGACGCCGAGCGTGCGAGACGCGTCAAAGACGGCCTGACGATCAGCAGCAGTCAGCGTGTACTGACGGGCCATGGACTTGCCTCAGTTGCAATACTATCTCTAGGGAATGCTGCTCAAAACGCTGGCGGCAGTGGCCGCCCTCTCCGCCTCAACCGCCTTTGCGGCGAACGGAGCCGTCTACGGGACCCCGAAGACCTGCGAACTCGTCCAGCGGGGCCTAGGTCCTGCCGAGGAAGTCGCGCTAAACGAGCCCCCGGACGGCTATTTCCGGCTGGATGCAGAGGGCATAGGGTATCCCGGGACCGTCTGTATTCTGAAGGCGCTAAAGGCCCACGATCACTACAAAATCCTGTGCAAGGTAGCGGACATCGGCACGCAGCCGCTCCAATGGCACGACGAGGTAGAAACCGCCGTCATTCAGCGAGGACCAACGAGCGCCCGGGTCAGTATCGTAAATGGCCCCGTGATCGACTTGGGACGCTGCCAATAGTCTGCTACCATAGCGGGCATGACACGTCTGGCTCTGGCCGTGGTCTGCGTGCCCTGTGGTGGCTATGCCGCTGGCGCTTTCATCCTTGCCGGCGCGCTGATTTCCCTTTGGCGCTTTTGCGATCGGGTGACTACTTGAAACGCCTGTTCTGGTGCACCTACCAAGGGACGTTCTTCGTCATCTTTTTCATCGCAGGCATCAACTGCGACAAACACCTTCCGCCAGTTCAGGCCTTGATGATGGCGGGCATGCTCACGTTCGGAATGACCATCCTGCCGTTTATCTTCATCGACCTATTTCGAGGAACGGTGCGACGCATCAAAGGCGTCGTGACCGTAGATGAACGAGAGCGGAAGGCGTGGCGTGCTCAGTGGCTGGCGGAACGTGCGGTTCATGGGCTGCCCCCCAGCCCTCGCAACACCGGCCGCGCTCTCAGCAAGGTTCGATGACAGCCGCCGACTGGCGACGCGAGCGGCCGTGCCGGCGATCGTGAGCGGCAGGCCACCGGTCAGGGTCCCCGCAAGCGCGCCAATCATGTTCCGGCCCTGATCGGTCGAAATGCCGAAGGCGCCGAGCAAATTGAGCAGGTGCCCTGCAATACCACCGCCGCTCGCCACCTTCTTGATCGCGGCGCGTTCGGCCGGCGTCCAATTGTACTTCCCCGACTTGAGCAGGCGGATGAACTCGTTCTGGATGCCGTTCTGCGGGCCGGATTTCGCGTTCTGGCCGTTCTCGATCGCGCGCTCGATGATGTCGGCCTTGATCTTCCGACGCCACAGCTCGCGAGACTGCCCCATGAGGGCGTTGGCCGTCTGTGGATTGCCAGACAACACGTCGGCATGGCCGAGCAGGTTCATGCGTTGATCGAACCGCTGCAGCATCTGCGTCGCGATGGCGGCCGAGGGGGTCGGCTTGAAGTCAGGTCCCTTTTCACGCGATGCCGCGCCGAGCACCTTGCGGATGGTGTCCATCTTTTCGAGCGTCATCGGCGAGCTATTGATGCCCTGCACGGCCGGGCGCTCATCAAGCACGCGCTGCATGGCCGCATAGGCGGTCGGGGACACCCCCTTGTCCACGCCCGCATTCTTCGCGACATTCGCCACGTCGGCGGCTATCCCGTCATACGTCTGAGGCTTGATCACGAGGTTGATGCTGTTCGCCTGATCACGCAGCGCGTTGGAAGCTGCCTCGATGTCGTCCGTGGTCGGTGCGAGCCCCTTAATACCCTTCTTTGCGCCCGCCAGGCCGCCAGCGGCGATAGCAGCCGCGCCGCGCGCAAAAGGCTCTAGCGCCGTGCCCTTGGTAAGTGCGCCCGCCCCTTCCGATGCAGCGCCCGGAATGACTGCGTACTTGATCAGGTCGCCACCAGCGTCCAGCGCCTTGCGTGCGAGCGAGGTGCCGGCCTTTGCGGCACTCCCTGCGCCCATGGTGACGGCACCCGGAGCGAACTCCGCGATCGTGCCGATAACTTTGCCGGCGCCCGTCTTCGGCTGGTAAGGCGTGCGACCGATGAGGCCGTTGATATCCTCGCTAGAAGGCATCTGGCCGATGATCGGGATGCCGCGGCGGAGGAACTTGGCCGTAGCCGCCTGATCCTCTGGTGAGGCGCCAAGCTGGCGAGCGCCCCAGGCGCCGATGCTGCCGACCGTCGAGGCGATGTCGCCGCCAAGGCCAGCAAGACCAATGCCGCCCGATACCAAGCCGGAGCCGGCCGCGTCGAGCATGTCCTGGTTCTGGATTTGCTGGCCCTTGGCGGCCGCAGCGGCGTCTACCGCAGGGTTGGACGGCGCGGGGTTGGCCTCGCTGAAATCGGGACCGCTGGCGGCCTTCTGCATGAGCGGCTGCAGGGCCTTCAGTGCCGCCGCCTGATCCGGCGCCTCGACCTCGTAGGTCTTTCCGCCAGCCTGCACCTGAAAGCGCATGCTATTGTCCTACCGCACGGATGCGAACGCCATTGCCGAGGTCCATCCACCCGGCGCCGTCCTGCTGATCGCCGGGCTGATTGAATGCCGGCCCCGCATTCTCTTGGATCTTCTCGATCGCCAGCCGGCGATTTGCTCGCTTCTGCGCAATCACATCGGGACCATCCCCGGGCTGCGGGAAATACTGCTTCTCGCCGTTCGCGAACTCGGACGGCGTGATAGTGGCTCCCGACTCCTGACGAAGGACGGCGTTCAAGAAATCGCGCTTGGCCTGATCGAACTTCTGATAGTCGGAGGAGATCAGATAGTTGCCGGCGACGGGGACGTTCGATAGCCCCTGCTGCACAAGATTGGTGCCCGCGCCTTCCAAATCGGTGATGGTTTTGTCGGCCTCACTCATGCGCGCGGCGTAGAGATGAGACTTGCCCTGAAACTCGGTGGGCTTGGAGTTGACGGGTCCCTGGGAGATTGTCGTTTGACCGTCAGGACCGGTCTGCACGGTCCATCCGGTCGGCGCCTTGGTGCCGCCAAGACGCTCATAGCCCTTAGTCGCCGGATTATAAACTGCCTTGTAAGGAAGGCCGGTCTTTTCGTCGAACAGCTCCACAACGTTTGGAGTGCCGCCCGCCGATTTCATGTCCCGCTCATAATCCATGAACGAGCCGGCGTATCCCTGCTGCTTCGCCAGCGCGTATTCCGCAATCGCGTCGGTTCCCGGCTTTTGAGGTACCAGCGAAGCCATGGCGTACTTGGCGGACAAGTCAGGGTCGGACTGGAGAAGCGCCAGAGTGTCCGGATCGAGAGAGCCGCCGCTGGACTTCGCTTTGAGCCAATTGTTGAGCGCCTTGCGACGGCGATCGTTCGCCATGCTCTGCGGGGCCTGCTGACCGAAATTCGCCAACGCCATGCCGAAATTCGGATTGGAGAGCAGCGCCGAGCCGAGCGACATCAGCGAGTTGGAATTGTTCTGCAGGAAGCCACCGAAGCGGCCGGGCTGAGGCTGCTGCGGCTGCGGCACGGGGCTGAACCCCGGCTGTGGCGCGGTCGCCTGCGGCATGTTGAGGATGCCCTGCCCGTAGACCGGGTTGCTGAGCAATCCGCCGTAGGGGTTGTACGGGTCAGCGTTCGAGAAATCGACCATCGGTTAGAACCCCAAAAGACCGCCGAGGATGCTACCCTGACTGGCATTGCCGAGAATGCCGGCACCCATCGCACCCGCGCCCAATATCTGCTGCAGAACGCCCGGCTGGGCGACGCTCTGCGAGGTCGTGCCGCCGAGGGAACCGTTGCCGGTGAAGATCGCATTCGCAGCCGCCAGACGCTGCCACGGGGCCTGCTGCTGCTGGTCCCAGAGCTGCTGTGCAGCAGTATCCTTCCGCTGCTGCAGATCCTCGTTCGCGGCGCCGACCTGTGCCATGCGCTCATACGGGGCAAACAGTGACTGGTATGCCTGCGGAGCCGCGTTGACCGCGTTCAACTGGTTGTTGATGTTGTTCTGCCAGTTGGTCGAGAACATCTGGTTGCGGAGGTCGCCAACCCTCTGGCTGACGTCCGTCGCCATGTTGGCCGACCCATACCGGCCACCGGCCGACCACTGCCGGGCGAGGTCGTCGCCGAGCATACCGGCCTGCTTGTTCACCTGATCCTGGAAATAGGGATTGTCGTTCCCCTGCAGGATGCCTTGGAGGGCGGAGATCGACTGGCCAGCGAGCGGATTACCGGCCTGCGCCGTGCTCTGGATGCCCGAGAGGGCCTGCTTGGTCTGATCGGAGAACGGAACGACGGTCTCGCCGGTATAGGGCTGGTAGCCCGTGCCGGCCTTGAGGAGGTCGGACGCCGACTTCATCGAGGTCTTGAGGTACGGCTGTGCCGCATCCCAAGGCGCCGAGGTCGAACTGTTGGTTGTCGTCTGTCCGCCGCCGCTCATCTCACAAAGCCTTTCCCAGAACCACCCTCACCGGCTCGTAGCCGGGAAGAGCGCGCGACCAGCCCATCCGCCCCTCACATTCGATGCGGGTGCAGCCGTGCTGGCGTGCCAATTGCTCGAATCTTTCCAAGGCCGGCCGGAGCCATGCCTTCATGTCGTCGCCACCGATGTGCTCGATGACGGCTATTCGTCCGTGCTTCGTCTCGCGCACGGCGGAGGCCGCCGCCGCCAGAAGCGGGAGCGGTTGATCGTCTCGGTAGATCGCCCAGAGAAGAAGCCGTGTTGCCTTGGCTTCGCGATGGATGGCCTCAACGGTCCATTCGGTATGGACGGCATCGACAGCCTTCTGAAAACACGGCTCCAGAAGCGGCCAGATTTCGTCAATCCGATCGCCCCAGATATTGTCGAGTACGATCACGCCAGCCGGGCGCTTCTCGGATCGCCCTTGCGGGAGACCATGTAGAAGATGCGGACATGCTGGCCCGCGCGGCTCGGGGTCACCTTGATGATGTCACCGGGCTGAAGAACGGTCCCGACATCGACCCAGGCGTAGGAATCGGCTGCCGGTATGACCGCCGCTTTCTTCAGCGTGTATTCGGTCGTGCTCGCCGCAACATAGTGGAACACATCGGCAGTTCCCGCCGAGCCATCCGATGCGCAGACGTTGATGCGATCGACAAAATACCAATGGCCGGCCGGACAGGTCAGGATGCTCGTCTTGACACCGGACGAAGGCGCCGAAAGCACATTCTCGTAATGTGCGTTGACCTCGAGCGACGCCATCAGCGCACCCCGTCAACCACGAGGTCCGTATCGGGCACCTCGACACCCTGCAGAGAGGTCCATTCCTCGCCGGCTGCGATCGACACTTCCGCCCGCATGTACCGGCCGCTCACGCGCTGGGGGACAAACCCCGTGTCGTCCATGTCCGCCACCGCGGTCCACGTCGGTGTAGCCTGCAGGTTCTCGCGCGTTGCCGTGCGGCCCTGCGCATTCACCGCATCCGTGATCGGGCGAAACCCCCTCGCGAATGTCCGCTTGCCGGGGATCGGCTGGAACTCCGCCGTCTGCGCGATCGCCGCCATATTGGCGCCGTTGAAGTAGGCCAGTTTGAACGCGCTATCGAAGGCCCCGACATAAGGCACGCCGCCCATGAACGTCGGCGAGTCGAGCGAGATCGTCATCGAGTCGAGGCTCGGATAGAGCGTGTCGAGATCGTCCATCGACGTTGCCGGCGTCGCGGTCGCAAACAGGACGCTCGCGCTCACATCGGCATGAGACCATTGCTTCAGCCCGTCGTCGTAGCAGAGCAGCACGTCGAGAATGGACGAGGAATTGCCCTGCGACGGTGCCAGCCAGAAAATGCGGGGCTTCAGCGGATCAGCGACGCCCTGAATGATCGGCAGTCTGGTAAGGTCAATGGTTTCCTGGAACCAGCGATCGACCACTTCAAGGCCGATCGGGACGCTCACATAGCCTGTATCGGGACCGATCCGACGAAACCCATTCCGGCCGAAATAAAAGCAGGTCGTTCCTCTCGACACGAGGCTTTGCGAGGCAACAAGGCCCTGCGCATCCTCGATCTTGGCGAAGGAGAACACCGTCTGGTCCGTCGTCTGGGCAAAACGACGAATGGCGTTCTCTTGGAAGATCAGACCGGCCTCTAGGGTCGTGATGCCGGTGACAAATCCGCCGTCGGGGAACAGCTGGAAGTCAGAAGATCGCTGACCGTGGGTCCAGTAAGTCGCATCGTTGAGCGCCGACCACTCGACACCGGTCGGATAATTCGTCGTTCTCCCCAGCATGAGGAAATCGCCGACGGCCTTGACGATACGCGCGCCGGCAGGGGCTCCGGCAACCGATGCAAAACTCGTCCCGGAATCAACGTCCATCGACAGGAGCCCGTCATTGCCGTTCGTGGCGTAGACGACGCTCCCATATTGGGCCATGGACCAATATTCGCCCGAGGGCACGTTGTAGGTGGCGCCGCTTCGGTCCGTCCATGAGGTCGAAGTGGCGTACTGATAGAGCTTGGTTTGCGTTCCGGCGATCGTGACGAAATTGCCGTCACTTTTCCGGGCTGCAATGCCTCCAAGACAGACCGCTCCGAGCGCGCCAGAGGAGGCCACAAGCGACGGCCATGGGTGATAGGCATTTGCACCCGGCAGGACGCCCTTGGCCTCTCCAGCAAGCCCGCTATTGAGGTCGTAGGCGTCAGGCGCCCATGCTCCAAAGGGGATCGTCGGCATCAGAACTGCGTCGGTGTCACGCGACCAGCATTGCTCTTCGTGCTGGTGGCTCGCCGGAGGGCTTCACGCGCGGCGTCCTCGGCCGCCGACATCAATTGCGCCTGCACCTGATCACGCAGGACGTGCGTATAGAGCATCGCCTTGGCGCGGCAGCGGATCAGCTCAAACGCCTTCGTCATCCACGGATTGTCGGTCTCGTTGTCCGTGGCCGGCGCAGCAACCTCAATGTGGCCCATGGGAAGGATCGTGTAGACCGCACGCGGTATTGGGTAGATCAGGAACCCGTCGTTGAACCGGGCATAGCTCGACGGCTCGCCCTGCAGCGCGCCAGCGTCCCCGATCAGGGCCTGAAGCGCTGGGGCCGTGTCGGGCTCAAGTACCCATTGCCGGCCACCAGCATCCGTGCAGAAGACGACATCGATCTTCCGCATGAGCGGGATATCGGCATCGTCCGCAGACGAGTAAGCCGCCCGCCCAATGACCGTGCTGAATGTGCGCGTGCGGTTCTCCGCGAAATAAAACCGCTCCTCCTGGTAGAACGCGATCGCCGTGTTGATCTCGTTGGCGATCTGCGTCGAGAGGTCGGAGCGCAGGATATCATCCGCAATCCGCGCCTTGAGGATGGCAAGCGTGGTCATTTGGCTTTACGCGGCCTTCCGCGGCGAGACTTGACGGGCTCGACCTCCGGTTCCGGCTTGGGCGCGCGCTCTCGCTCCCATGCCTCGCGCAAATGCGCTTCGACCGGGGGAATGAGGCCCTTAGCCCTGAGCTGGTTGATCTGCCTGCGTCGCATCTACAAATCTCACGTCTTTCATGGATGCGTTGTGCTGCACGCACCCGTCGAAATGCGTCAGGCTGATCCGGGGATCGATGAAGATGCCCGCGCCGACCTTCCGGGCGAGCGAGCAGAAGTAGTAGTCTTCGCCCTGGAGCTGGCGGTACGGACCGGGGACGCCGATCTCCTCCAGCGCCTTGCGGTTGGCCTCCGGGAGATTGATCTCCTCGAAGCCCAGCCAGAAATAGTTGCGGTAGAACTTCACGCACGGATCGGGGAGCTTGTGATCCGACCAGTTGGGCAGGTACGGCACGACAAGCCCCGCCTCATCGATGCGCTTGAACAGCGAGCAGTCGATGGCGACGAATGCCGTGGCGACGGAATTGACCTCGTAGAGCCCCGTCTCCGGGTCCTTGTGAGGCGGGATATTCTTCCATTTGACGACAAGCGATGCCTTGTCGTTCCAGAACGAATTGCGCTTCTGATGGACGCCCGCGACGATATCGACCGGCGCGACCAGCATGTTGATCACGTCTTCGGCGCACTGATCCCAGGCGATGTCGCTATCGACGAACCAGACCTTGTCGCACTCGTTCAAGAGAGCCTGTGCGACGCACCAGTTGCGAACCTCCGGCAGGATGGCGTTTCCCCTGCCCGTGATGGTCATGATCTCGATGCCGGCTTCTCGAGCGAGGCGCATCGTCTTCACGACCGAAAGCATATGTGCATCGTGGACCCTGCCGTCGTAGCAGGGGATGCAAAGCGCGATCCTCATATCGCCACCCGCGACGGCTTCACCGCCTGCAGGACGTAGCAATAGGTCTCGTCCTTGATGGCGGAATGGACGATCTCGAAATCCGCCCGGTAGCAGAACCGGTAATCGCTCATCGGCGTGTGGCCGACGGCCTCGTAGCTCGTCTGGCGAAGGAAAATCAGGCTCTCAAACTGGATTACGCGGGTATGCCCAGGATCGCCCCACAGCCAGCGGGAATGCGTCGCCGGACTGGTCCCGAAAAACAGCCCGCCCGGTTTCAGAATGCGCCAGTAGTCGGAAAACTGCGCGAAGAACGCCTTGAAATCCCCTTGCTGCCCAAGGTGCTCCATGACCTCGTAGGCGTGGATCTCATCGGCTGTGTCATCCTCGAAAGGCAGAGGGACGACGGTCAGGTCATGCACGATATCCGGCTTGTGTGCGTCATTGAAATCGACCGTAACGAGTCCGTCCCAATCCTCTCGGCCGGGCACGGTCAGCTTCTTAATCCGCGACGATCCTGCACCAAGCAAGATTTCCATGCGCTCTCCTGATGAAAGAGAAAGGGCGGGCACCGAAGCGCCCGCCCATGTGCCTTAGTTGACGTTCGGCACGTACTTGATCACGACGGTGGCAGAGCCCGTGGTCGCCGCGGTGCCGGTCTGCGTGTACTTCACGTAAACCGGCTTATCGGCCGAGAGCTTGCCGAGGGCGCCGCCCGTGGTGATGTTTGCGAACATCTGGGCGGACGCCTCGTTCACGTCGGACGAGCCCACCAGGTCATTGGCAGTGGTGCCGTTGGTCCCGACGGTGAGCACGTTGGTGGTCTGAGCGTTGAAGACGGTATTCACATACACGTCCACGCCGCTGATCACCGCGCCGGCAGGAAGGACCTTGCCGGTATTGACGCCCGAAGCGATGCCGGCGTCGTTGTAGTTCACATCGAAGGCCATGGTGTGCATGACCTGCATGTGGGTTTTGCGGGCTGCGCTGCCCGCGGTTCCGGTAGCCATGTTCAGGCCTCCTTACGCGTGCGCCGCGGCGTAGGACGCGATGACGATGGTGCCGAAATCGACGCTGTTGAACTGCGTCTTCTTGATCCCGAACATCGTCTGAGCCGAGACGCCGAGCTCGCGCTCGTAGTCGAACAGCTCCTCGACCCAATCGAAGGTCGATTCGTCCTTGTCCGAAGCGAAGCCAATGACGCCCGCCTGCGCACCCATCAGCACGGCACGGCGCACCGTCGAGACCGCCGCACCCGTGGACGAGTTAACGCCCTGGGTCACGTCGAACGCCGAACGGAGGATGACGCCGTTGTACTCGCCAAGAGCCCCAGTGTAGATCGGGTTCTTGCTGATCTGGCCGCCCTGCAGGCCCGCCTTCTGGATGTCGAACCAGTTGCCCGCCGTCGAAGCGTCGGTGCGCAGGTCCGTCACCTGGTAGGGATGCAGATAGCAGACGTACTTCTCTTCCCCGCCGATCATGATCGGGCGAATGGGCCCGGTCGTGGCCGTCGAGGTCTTCGCGATTTCGACCGCGTAGTCGATATACTTCAGCTTGAAGAGATCGGACGAGCCGAGGGACTCGTCAGCGGTGGTCGTGGTCGCGTTGCAGGCGAGGCGACGGCCCGAGGAAGGGGCGATCGTGGCCTGCAGGCCGGTGTACTTCGTGCGGGACTCCGCGGTGTAGCCGCAGACCTGGTTGAAGAGGGACACCGACATGCGCTTGGCATACCAGTCACGGAGACCGGACTTTGCCTCGTCGCGAAGGTTGAAGGGCACGCGCTTCTGATCGATCCGCTGCTTGTTCTTCACGCGAACGGCGTGGGCCAGTTCGTTGATGAACAGCGCATCGGAATAGGTCGTCAGCGACTCTTCGTTGCCTTCGAGGGTTTCGCCCTCGGTCACACCGTCGCCCTGAAGCAGGGTGCGAAGTCCGAAGGTGATTTTGTCGCCCGCGCCCTTAGAGAGCTCGGTTTTCATCTGGATGATGCTGTCGGCCGACTCACCGATCAGAGGGCCAATGGCGGTTGCCTTGAGCGCCTCTACGGCAAGCTTCTTCGACCACAGCTTCACCGCCAAGGCGTCATTGACGCCATAGCTGGTAACGGCCATGGAATGGCTCCTATGAGGAGTGTGAAAGCTTGGGGTTGAGTGCTCTGCGTTGACGCCCGCGAGCCGGCGAAGTCCGGGTTACGCTCCCGGAATAGCGAAGGGATTTACGTCCCCGTGACGGAGCAATCCGATCAGGCGCCCATGAGGCGCTTGGCCTGAGCCGGATGCTTGGTAGTCCACTCGTCAAACTCCGCGTTGGACATCTTGAGCAGCCTCTCGGCCGTCATTTCCGTCCCTGCGGCAGTGCCGCCGGCCTGGGCGAGAGACTTCCCTCGCTCCTGCCCTTCGGCAATCTTCTCGATGCGCTTGCCGGCATCCTCGTTCGGGTCTGCGGCTTCCTTCTTGGCGTAGCCGCGACCCTTGGCGAGATTGTAGACGACTTCGGCCGCTGACCGGCCGTTCGACAGCGCACGATGGGCGATCGCAAGCTCATCCTCCTGGATGGCCGCATTGATCTCGGCGGGCGAATATCCGATGGCGGACAATTCAGCCTGCCGGGACTGAAGGAGAAACTGGTATGCGTCCCCAAAGTCGGGGGTCTGTTGGCGGAACTGGTTGGCATCCGCCTTGTATGCCTCGATCAGGTGCGACCGCATCGCCTGCTGGCGCTGGGTCTCTTCCTGCTCGGCGGCCGAACGACGATCCTGCTCGCCGCGCTTGGCCTGCTGTTCGCGCATCCACCGGATGGCGCCAACGGGATCGGCCTCCGGGTCCGGTCCCAGGTCCGGTTCCTGCGGCTTCGGCGCGTTGAGTTCCTGAATGACCTTCAGGCGCTCATCAAAGCGGGCTCGCTCCTCACGAAGGCGGGCATTCTCCGCCTCGGTCGCTTTGCGGCGCTCGCGCTCCTCATGCAATGCCGCATGGGGAACGGTCTTGGTGCGCTGCTCGGCGGTCTCTACCGGCTTTTCTTTCGTAGCCGGCTGCTCTTGGCCCTCTGCGGGCTCGATCTGCTCGGTCTCTACCGTCTCCGGAGCTTCAGCCTCGGTCTGCATCGCCGCGAAAACGGCTTCTTCTTCCTGCGTCAGTTCTTTTGCCATGGTCCGTCCATGTAACGAAGCGGCGATCACGTCCGCCGCGTACGAAAACCCCGCCTCGATGGGATGGGTTATTGTCGCGAGAAGACCTCGACCAAGTAGGATTCGAGCGTCAGCGTCTCGCCGGCGCTGGCCTTCTGGCCCGTAATGACCAAAGACGTTGCCGCGGTCGTATCGACCGCAGACGTGACGTTGGCCGACGCGCTCGAGGAGCCAAGACCGCCGTTGGTGGCAGCCGAGGCGAATCCGACCTGCGAATTGGCAGCATTCCGGTTCGCAATCATGGTCAGCGAGGCATAGCCGACGGAGGTCGTGAACACCGGGTTCATGAAGATGGTGCCCGATCCGCCGCTGAACCGGATGCGCAGCGTTTTGTTGTTCGCCGACGAAGTGAACGACCACAGCGTATAGATGCGGAGGACGCCGTTGGCGCCCATCACACCGGCAGGAACGTTGATGGTCGCGAGAGTGTCCTCGCTGGTATCCGCTGGCGTATTGATCGCGGCTCCGCCAGCACCAAGGACGAGCCCTTGCGGAGGAATGACAAGGGGCATCTCAGAGCTCCGTCGCGTAGAGAGAGCCCGAACCGTCGGCCGCCCAAATGGCATCGATCTGACCGGTATAGATCGGAGCCGGCATTTCCCAGTAGCCGCCATTGCCCGGTATCACCACCGTGAAGCTGGTCGCGGAAGCCGTCGCGCCGTATTTGACATAGACGGCATTGGCGTCGGTGTTGACGAGGATTAGGCCCTTGCGGCTCTGATTGGCCGCGAGAAGCTGGGCAGAGGTGGCCGCAGAAGCGAGAGCCGACAGAGAGACTGATCCGGTGCCGGCCGGCGCGATTTCGACCGGAAGACGTGACGCTACGGTGACTGGCATCTTACTTCCTCATCTGCGTCGGTTCGGGCTTTGGTCGCAGCGCCGCGGTAATAGCCGCCGACTGCACCTTGGCGTGCGCGTCCATGAAGTTCTTTTCGCGCTGGACCTGCATGTCGCCGGCCATCTTCTCGCGCTGCACCGTCATGTTGGCGGCAAGCTCGTCCTGCTTCTGCTGAGCCTGCATGCCGGGATCGTTCGCCGCGGCGTCCGATTGGGCCTTCGCGGCGTTGGCGTTGGCCTGGTTGGCCTGCGCGTTCTTCAACTGGACCTCGGCGCCCTGCAGAGCGACCGAAAGCTGCTTGATCTGCTCCTGCATCGGCGCCTCGCTCTCCGCCTTCTTCTGGCGCTGGGCGATCAGATCCTCGACAACCGAGGTCGGCAGCGGGCTGAACTTCGCCAGTGCCAGCCAGTCATCCGGCGTAAGCACCGGACCAAGCGCCGGCATGAGCTGCATGATCGTATCCCATACCTTCTCCTTCTGGTTCGGAGAGGTCGGGGCGTCGTCAACAATCACGTCATACTGAGCAACGCCTGGCTGGCGGATCAGCGGGACATATTTGGCGCCCTCATCACCGACAATGCGCACAAGGCGACCGTCGGACAGGTAGGTCATGATGTAGTAGAGCAGCACCCGGCCCTGACGCTTGCGGAAACGCCGCAGGCTGTCGAAGAGCGAGGCGAGAATCGTCATGCCCGCCTGCTTGCGGTGCTCCTCGAGCACGCCCGCCTGGTTGGCATCACGAAGGCCGAGCAGTTCGAGGTTCACGCCCGACACATCGCGTATGGACGAAATCGCGAACTGCATCAGGTTATCGAAGCCGGCCGGGAACGTCGGCTGCGGTTTCGGTTGGATGGCCGCCCCATTGGGCGACGCGAGCTTGCCCGGCTTCACCCACGTAAAGCGATCAGAGCGAGCGTAGCTGTCTTCGGCGTCCAGATCGTTGTCGAAGGCGCCGCGCTCGGCAAAAAGGCCGCCCTTGGCGTTCGTATTGAGGATATGAAGCCCCTGCGAGAGCCACTTGTTGGCCCACCGCTGCGGGTCTTTCATCGCGCGGACAAGGCCGTACCACGTGCCGGCGTTGTGGTCGCGCTTACCGGTGACGCACTCCCACGTGAAATGGCCCTTGCAGGCGCCGTCGCCGCGGCTCAGCACCTTGGCGCCGATGATGGCCTGCTTGAAGACCTTGCGCGTCTGGCGCACGGACTGCATTGGCTGGGCGAGGCCCGCCTTGGCCAGCTTGTCGGCGCGTTCCTTGAGGGTGCCGAAGTCCTTTTCGCTGACTTCCTCGATGCGTCCATTGAAGGCTACGCGGTAATAGGGCTCGCGCTCCCACCACTGAACGTGGACGATCGTTACTTCAGCCGGCGGCGTGTCCGAATTGTTCTGGTCGCCCTGCTTGTAGGCCCACATCGGGTCAGCGTTGTGCGGATCTTTCTTCTCTTCAGCCCGCGCCCATGATGCGTCGAAGTCGCTGTCTTCGAAATCGTCGGCCTTGTCGATCAGGGCCTTCGCATCAGCAAGGGGCATGGTGCGAACGCGCCAGAGCCTACGCGCATCAGCCAGGTTACGCTTGCGGGCGGAGTTGTCCCAATACATTTCGAGCGGATCAATGCGCTCTTCGACCACCTTGCCGTCGGGATCTTCCTCGTATTCCATACGAGTGTCGATCCATCCCATACCGCAGACGATCGTGTCCCAGAAGGCGTCGGTCTCCTCGTCCTCGGCGTCGCATTCGTCCCGGCACCATTCGGCGGCTGCCGTCAGGATTTCATCAGCTTTTGCGTCGCCCTCAGTGCGCGGGATGTATTGGACTTCACGCCGGTTGCCGATCTCGAGCCCGAGGACGGCCTCCGCAGTCGGGGCAATGCGGTTGAACGTGATCTCGGGGCGCGATTGCTCCTTGAGGGTCTTTCGATCCTCTTCCGACCACTGCTTGCCGGCGACGAAATCGTAATCTTCCGTGGCGTCCTTTCGCCATTCGACCGAATGCTCGCGGTCGAGCTTCCACCAGCCCTTGGCGTCGAGCAGAAAGCCGTCGTCCTCCTTCTGCGATGCACGACGGGTGTCCGCTTCCTTGTCGGCAGCGGCATCGTCGTTTTCAACATCACCGATCATGCCGCCATCCACGAAGTGCCAGAGGCTTTACGCTTGCGCTGGTATGCGCGATCTTCACGCGGTGCCGCTCCGTCGCCAAAGCCGGTCGCAAACGTTCTCAGAGCATCAGCGCCATGCGATGCCCAATTGTGCAGAGGTTTCGGACGAAACACCTTGTTCGACTCGTCCCAGTCCCGGCGATACGCCTGCAATGCCGATATGCCGGCGGCGCACCGCTCCTCATCTAGGATCGACCGGGACAGAAGGCGACGAACCGCGTTGATGCCGTCCATCACGTTCGACTGCGGGACGATCGTCGGCTCGATGCCCATCGAGCGCATCGTCTCGGCCCGGCTGACACCTGATGTCAGCTCATGGTGAGCCAGATCGTGCGGGAACCAATGCTCAGCGCCATTGAGGTAGCGCCAGCCGTATTTGGCCTTCTTCTCGTCCAGCACGCGGGCATAATGATCGAGTCCGGCGCCTGCCTCGAAATGGTAATCGACCATCCGGCATTCGCGCCCGACAACCTGGATGAACCAAATTGCCGTCGCGTCAGTGAAGCCGAGGTCCCACGACGTATGAACCGGGATGGTCCGATCGATCGGGACCTTGGTGATGCGCCCCTGCTCTTTCGCAAGCCGGAGCTCTTCGGCGTAGAAGGCGCCGAGCACAGCCGCATCGAAACTGCAGAGGTATTCCTGCTCGTATAGGGCTAGACCCTGCTCCCTCCCGAACTGCGCTTCATATTCGCGCTTCTCGATCGCGAGAGCTTCGGGGCTGAATACGTCCGTCTTTGTTGCCGGCAGAACGTCCGCGAACCAGCCGCTGCCTTCAGCCCTTGCAGCATCGAGCATTGTCTTGGCGTGGTTGTTGCCGCGGGGCGTCGTGATGAACAAAGCCCATCCGCCGTTTTCAGCCAGGATCGGCCGGAGGAACGCCCATGCGGCCGGATCAGCCAGCGCCCATTCCGAAAACACCACGCCGGCCGGCGGCGAGCCGACCAGGCTGTTGAAGTTGTCGCTGCCCACGACATGCCATGCAGACCCGGACTTAAACCGGATCATCATGTCCTGGTCGCGAGAGGTCTCCCTGATCTCAGGGGGGAACGCCTCATCGATGCGGCGCTTGCCGGTATGCGGGTTGACCGCTTCCCAAATGGCTTTGCGGGCCTGCGCTGCTTCCGGCAGCATGTGCCAGTAAGTGGCCGGTCTCTGGAACGCCGCAATCGCTTCCCAGTTTAGCGCAACCTCATCCTTGCCAGAGCGACGATGCCAGACCGCGATCGCTCGCTTGCCGCCGTTCTCCAGGTAGTTGAAGAGCGGGATCTGATACTCCCGCGGCACCCAGCCGTTAGCCGGAAGGCGTATTCGCATTCCCGAACCTGACGATCTCCACCGTCATGCGGCCGTCTACGGCGTGTTCATGCTTGTCTCGCCAATCCTCGGGGCCCGCATTCTTCAGCGCGAAGATCGTCGAAGTGACGACAGGCCCAGCCTCGGCCGAGAGCAGGCGACGCTCAAGGAATAGCTGCCGTTTGACCTGCGCGAGCTTTACAGTGTCCGCAAAATCTGGATGGCGCTCCATCCATTCGTAGACACGTTGGCGGTGGAAGCCCAGTTCGGCAGCACTCGCGGCGAGCGACAGGCCGCTAGCCATCAGCGCGAGGATTTCTTCCCCGAACTGAGGCTGGTAGTCTGTCGGTCGTCCGCGATCTGCCATATGAGTTGATCAGCAGCCCTTCTTGCCGGGCTTGCTGCCTTTCTTCATGGGACGCTTTGCCATTGTGGTTCTCCAAATGAAAAATCCCGCCGAAGCGGGCTGGGTTAGTGTCTGGCAGGCTAGAGGCCGTACCGTTCCTGAAACCGTTTGGCGGTCGATGCTATCCGCTTATGCTTCAGGTGATACCGGCGCACCCGCTTCCCGCGGAGAGCCGGATCAATCTGGTTGGGGACCAGCTCTCGGGCCCCGCGGTCAAACTTCACGTTTCTCTCCACAGGCGCCATGCCCGGAAGGGTGCCCATCATCGCGTTAGTCCGCGCATGCGGACCAAAATGCACGAGAGCCGCGTCATCGTAGGCCCGGGCGGCTATCTCCTCACGATCAAAGCGGCCTAGCTCGATTGCATGGCCGTCCACCGTTATGCTGGCCGCCCACCGCTGCCCTACCGAGTCCCAGTGGACGCCCTTGTACTGAGACGTCTTTGGCCCGGCTTGCACAAACTGGTTCTGCGCGTTCTGCACTGCAGTTACCAGCCTCAGATTGGCCCGGCGGTTGTCGAGGCCGTTGCCGTTGATGTGGTCCACTATCTGGCCCGGCCTCGCATCAAGCACCAGGCGATGCATGAGCCGCCAGTTGGCACCAAGCCGTTTGCTGCTCGTTCGTGCGTAGGTGGTGCGCGCCGAGCGCGAAATCTCCCAATCGAATTGGGCGACACGCTTTGCGTCCGTCTCATCTACCAGCGCCCACGTTCCGTCAGAGAGGTAAATCCGCCGCGTACCAGATGACAAAGCTTCGCCCCACCGTCCTAAGCCGGTTTTGTGTGGACGCTCCCCGGAGCAGTCGTCAGGCCCAATTCTTCTTCGTTCCACTGAACGGGCCGGGGCAGCGCGGTCTTGCGGAGACACCGTACGACGCAAGACCAGTGTCATCCGCCATATGTAGAGGACAATTATCCTAGGCGTCAAGTCCTAGGAATGAAATCCACAGCTAAGCCGCGTCGGCCTTCTCGTTGTAGACCCAGCGACCGAGCTTGCTCACAAGGTGCATCACCTGCTCGTTCCCGCCCTTCTTGGTGAGCTTCAGGATATCCGAGCTGAGCATAGCTGATCCGGCCTCATCGTCGAACGTGACAAGAGCCTCGTCCATCAGGGCATCCATGATCGCGGTCGGAATGCGAAGGGGGCGACCGGTAAACCGCTCACACACGACGCGGGCAACGCCTTCCGCATCGTTCACGTCCCCAATGGCTTCCTCGAGATAGCGAAGCGCGACGAACACGTAGCGGCTGAAGTGCGGCCGCTCTACCCATGTCACCAGATCGCGGGCACCAGGCCTCTTGCGCTTCACCCGGTAGCGATCGAACGGATACCAGGTCCAGAAGCCCTGCCGGCTTAGATCCTCAGCGGCGCTTCTCTCGCAGCCAGCGCGCGTGTGGACGGCATACCATTGCGGTTCTCGCAGCGGAGTGCGGGCCATGGCCTTGTCCTTCTTGGGCTTGCTCATTCGGGTGTAATCTTGGCCTCTAGTTCGCGAATGCGTGCTCCGAAATACTCCGGTCCTCGAGCGGCGAGTCCCTTATCCTGCCATTCCCACTCGATGATCTGCTGCATCCAGCCGTAGCCAACACCTCTGCGAGCGGCCTCGCGCATGTCCTTGATGAATTGCAGCTCAGCGTTTGTAACGAATGCCCTGGGCCGCATGATATGGTCTGCAAGTTTGGACTCTACGCTCATCCCCCGTCTCCCTTACCGAGATAGGCGTCGCGCATCGGCTGCAGCATCTCGATGACGTATTGGCGATCCCGGCTCCGATATCCGGATTCTTCGTCTGCGATAAAGGTTTCCAGTACGGCATCTACACGCCCGCGCAATGCTGCAGGCGCTATCCATCCCTTTGGCTGGTCTCCGTGAAGCTCGGGGAAGGCTGCGGAGATAGCTGTGCGCGCTGTGTCACGGAACGCATTCTGCCAATCCGCAGGAAGCATCTGCCACGGTCGATCGATTGCCCCCTCTCGCTTCGGTGCTGCCACGTGTAGTCCTCGAGCAGCCGCCTCTATGCGCTCATCCATTGTCATGGGCGCAACATTTCGTTGGGCTCACCGATATGGTCGCTCATCCGCTCTTCCTCGCCTTCCTGATGACGTAGCCGCGGGCCTCTAGCTCCTTGATAATGAAGCGCGCCATGCCCGGCCATGTTTGGTGGTTGAAGTGCTCCTCGAGTCGAAGAACATCAGCCAAGTCGCGCTCAGCTTCAGCCAGCGCCTCCGTTGCTGCGTCGGGGGTGGTCATCAGAATTGCGCCAGAACGACGACCTGCATCTTGAGATCACGGACGCGGGCCGCTTCCAGATAGACCGGCTTGTCCTTGTTCGCCTTCTTGTCCTCGGTCTTGGTACGGACCTCGTTGTGCTTGGCGAGCAGGCCGTTGATATCTACCTCGAAGAAAAGCTCCTGGTCGGTCAGGTCGGTCAGTTTCTCGTCGCCTTGGTAGAGCAGCCGATTGGCGAGCGGCAGATTGGCGTTCGGGTCGACGATGAAAACCTTGACGAGACGAGTGTTGAATTCAGCCATTTTGGCCTCCTGTTTGATCACTGCCGGAATGGGCACGACGCCGTTGGGAAAACCCCCGTGAAATTGATTCTGCGCTCCAAGTTGCTGCGGCATGGCCCCAAACGCATTCACCACATTGGCGCTTTGTGTGAGCGCCGCCGCGTAGTTAGTTGAGCCGATAGACGGCGTTTCCATCATGCCTCACTCCTCTCGGGTTGGGCGGATAGCCAGTCAGCGGGGAAGTAGTTTCCGGGGCTGTCCTGGTTGCGAAGGGTAAGAACGCTCGGCGGCTTGCCCTTCTCGCGCTCGTGTCGAGCGGACGCCTCCCGCCATTCATGGCTGTCGCTTCCGATCCACACGACGGAGGCGACCGGGACTCCAACCGTCGCCTGCGGCTTCGTCGTTCCACGCTGCTCGCAGGCTCGCGTCACCCACAAGCGCCACGTCGCATCCCAATCGACCTTCGTGGCGTCTCGGCCAGACTTCCCCAGCCAATAGTCACGGAATTTCCGAGCCTCGATCGCCTGCGCCAGCAATGGCAAACCAAGGGCAAGCGCATCCTGCTCGTTCTTCGGGGATGGTTCCCAATCCGCCGGCAGACGGGTTCCCTTCTTGGCGACCGGAGAATGAATTTTCGGTTCGGCCGCGTCCTGCGCGGCCTCTTCCTTTCTTTCTTCCTCTACCTCCTCCTTCTTCCCTCCTCCCTCCTCCCTCTGCGGAGAATTTTCCGTATCCGTTCCGGGTGAGTTCGGAAGTGGTTTCTCCTCATCATCATGTGGTGGCCGTCCGGTTTCGGAACGTGGCCGGCTGCCGTCTCCGTTGAGCCCAACAAATTCCCGAAGTCCTTCCGGGATGTGGTGGACAGACTTCGGCGACTTGGGTCGTTGATAGCGGACGAAGTTCCGAATGGCGCCGAGGTGTCTGCCCTCGTGTTCGTACCGGCAAATCATCTTGACCGAGCAAAGCCGGCCCATGATCGCTTCAATATCCGCAGGGGTTTCCGAAGTTGCCGGACGAAGCCGCACCTTTATCGTCAGCGGCTTCCACTCAAAGGCCCCGTTGTCATCGGCCTCGTTTAGAAGTCCGATGTAAAGAAGACGCGCCGCGTCATCGATCGACAGAAACGCCTCGTCGGTCCACAAACCTGGATGGATGCTGCGAATGCGCGCCACAGTTATTTCTCCGGGAGCAGAAGGCGCTCAAGGGCCTCGATGAAGCGCCGTGCCGCAGATCTCGGAATGACGATGAACACATCATCGTCTTCGTCCGGCCAGTCCGCCTGTCGCCTGACTACAATGTCGTTGTCCGGGTTGAGATAGACCGCCACCGCATCCTGCCTAGCGATTACCACCGCCGGGTTCTCTCCTGACCAGTCGTATTTTTCGCCGCTCATCTCGCCATCTCCATTGCCCGCTGACGCTCCGCTACTGTCATAAGGCGCACGTCCTCGGGTGATCGATTCTTCCTTCGCTTCCAGCTCCCGGACCGATAGGCGCCATCCACCCCATCCGACTTGCGGAGGAGGTTGATGATGCTGGTATGATCGCGGTTTAGTAGCCGGCCGATCGAGGGCGTCGATAAACCGAGTTCGGTCCGCAGCCGCATGACTGCGTGAAACCGCGCCTCGATCAGCCCGCGAGCCCGGCCGCCGCCTTTCAGCTCGGCTTCGGTAATATCGAACAAAAGGCATGTGGAACAAATGATCGCCCGTGCCGTAGTCGTTGGCCAGAGTACCGGCGGATCTTTGGCCTGCGCTGCGGCAAAGACCTCAGCAGCCCGCGCAGCCGCCTCGGCGACGCGGCGGGCAGCCTCCTCCTTCTTCCGAGCGGCTTCTCTCGCCTTGGCCTCCTGGAAGGCTCTCCCAGCCGCCTCAATCCTGAGACGGGCCGGCGATATCCCCGGCAGGATGTACGTCACGCGGCCACCTTTACGCTCGCGGTGATCGTGCGCTCCGCAAGGCGACGATCCACCCGTATCAGGTGATGCAGGCACCACGACGTGTTACCCTCTACCTCGTTGCCGCAGTAGGTCGCCGTGAAGCCCTCGCCTTCCATCCACCGGCAATGGCGATCGTGGAGGTCCAGGATGGACAGGCGCTTGCTTACGGGCTCGGGAACGGCAACAGGGCTGATCGTCTGGATCATCTTCTTTGCCTTCGGGCTGGACTTGAACGGGAATGCGTAGGGCTTGCGGACGGCGGCCGGCCGTGGCGTCGTTCTCGGCTGGCGCGGTTTGCAGACGCGGGGGGCGGACTTCGCCGGCCGCTTCAGGCCGCGTACGCCCCAACCTTTGCGGTTTGCCTGGCCAATGACAGCATTGCGGCTGACGGCGTCATCGAGCTCGCGCGCAATCAGCGTCGCGGAGAGCTTATTCGCCTGCCAGAGTTCCTTGGCGCGCTCGAGCAGTTCGAGGGTCCATGTCGTCTTGCCCATCCCCCTAGCCTCCGAAGGTGTGTGCATCGGGGGCGTGGGGATCGTATTCGAACATCCATATCGGCGGCTCACCAGACACATCGGGGAGATATTTCCCGTCGATCTTGTCTGGCCGCACATACTTGGCCAAGAAGTCGACTCGCCCATCGCGTTCTACCCGCCAGACCGCTCCCTCAACCGGCTCCGTCGCGCCGTGGAAACCATATGTCCCAAGCGCCTCCAATGCCGCTTCGACCGAGAATGGCTCGGCGCCATCAGCGAGCGTGCGAGCGACGATGAAACGGTCGCCCACTCGCTCCACGAACTCATCCCGCAAGACACGGTCCGTGCCTCGGATAATGTCGAACGGAATGAATGGGGCGAAGCTGGGATGCCGGTTGTCGTAGATAGTCCCGTGGGCCATGGCGAGCCATTCCCCGACGAGCCTTTCGCCCGGTCTAAGGATTGCCTCAAATGCCGCGTAGTGTTCATCGACGTACGGATCGAACCGGCGAAGGTGTTCGTAGAGTGCGTCGGTCGCCTTGTAGCCAGCCCTCGTCAGTCCGATAATCTGCCCTTCGACGTTCGCCACCGCCATGCAGGCACCGTCGAGCTTCTCGCTGACAACGATGCGGTCGCCGCGCCGTGGCTTCACATTGCAGATGGCCGCCTGCCCCTCATGGACCGAGTGATCCCCAGGGCCCATTCGTGACGACGGGAGATGGCCGATTGAACCGTAGGCTTTGGCGCCGAGAGGTTTCGCAGGCTTAAGCCGCCGCCCCTCTACGATGTCTTGGGCGAGGGTGTCGGTCATGCCGAGACCCGACGCAGGGAGCTGGGAATCTCTAGCTCGTCGTCATCCGACGGCACGACCAGCTTGGACTTCGATGCGTCGCGCGCTGGCGTGTGCGCGCCCGTGCTAATATTTGCAACGGTCGTGCCAACGCCATCATAGGCGGCCAGATAGAGCGACGCGAGTTGGTCGTGCTCCGCATACTTCTCCGGGTTCTTGTCCCGCTTGCGGACGGCGGTGACGACGATCCCCAGCGCCGTCTTATCGAAGCCGTTCGACTTCGCCTCGGCGTAGACATCGCGAATGTCGCTGGCGAGCGCGTCCTGCTCCTCCTTCAAGCGAAGGATGCGTTCGATGATCGATTTGACTTGCTGGGTCATTCCCTACACCTCGCCATCCACATGTGTGACCTCGGCTTCGAACGCCTCGACACGGTGGTCGCGCGCCTGGTGAAAGGGCTGGCGACCGGTCAACTCGCGGGGAGGGCTGGACGAGGACCGGTCGCCGCTCTGCGGGTGCCCGAGGGAAGGCCCGCCGCATGCGAAATGGGGAAAGATCGGGGCATTCGCGCCCCGATAAGGTGGAGGCCGTAGCCTCGGGGAGGAAACACAAGAAGCGTAAAATCCAATTCCAGGAATGAAACTGGTGATGACGCCCTTTCCTAGCCGATGATCACCGGGACACGCCCCGGCAGCGATACGCACGCACGCACGTATTCCTTTGCCCGACAGAGCCGCCGCCTGTCGGTAGAGCCGGCCGGTGGCCATGTCCCAGCGTGCCGGCCAGCTCATCATGCTTCCACCTTGTCGGTAGAGAGCGGAGCGAGATGCTGACGGAAGATAGAGAGGCGATCGGAGGAGAGAGGGCGGAATTGAGATGAGTCCCACGCCACCTCACCATATCCGTCTTCGTATAGGTCGGGCGGGTTGCGAATTTCCTCAAACGTCAGAAAAAGATCGCCTGACCCATCCAGTGCCGTCTCAATTGAGCGGATCGTGTAGACCACGCCATATACGGGTACCTGATCGCCCCCCCTGTCGCCCCATGAACAATCTTTCTTTTGCACTACGAACTGCCCGACCTGAAACATCACAGCCTCCCCACCGCGATCAGGAGCGCGCCAATGACCACCAGCACGCCGGCAAGCAGGACGTTCCACCGATGAACGAGCTTGACGTACTCGTCCCCCTGCAGTGGCTCGCGGTCGTCATGAAATCCGTCACCGACGAGCCCGAACTGGTAGGGATCAGGCTCTTCTACCGGGCTCTCGAAGTCCGGGATGATGGGTGCCGTCGTGCACTCCAGGAACTGGCCCGCGTATTGACCGCTGATCCGGGTGACGACGCGGGGCTCGACCGAGCGCAGGAGACGTGAGGCGTTGATCATGCGGCCCTCCCATGATCCAATGTCGGGTCGGCCGCGAGATAGGCCGCATGCGCTGCCTCAGGCGTGGGGTATGTTCCTAGGTACAGGGCCTTCCCGCCGATGCTTCGATGAGCAACGAACGCGCCCGATCCCTTCCTTTGGCTGACGCCCATAGGAAGACTGGATTTCTTGATCTTGCTGGTGGCGATGTTCTCTCGCGCGGTCGCGATAAAGACGTTCCCGACGGCGTACGGTCCGCTGTCGCCCTTGCGGCACATGACGTAGCCTTGACCGCGCCCGCGCTGCTCCCAGTGGCCGGAGGTTCGCCATATGCTCCACCACTGCCAAAGGGACAGTTCCCAGCCGATGCCTCGCGCCTTGGCGCTCTGCCGCTGCTGACGAAAGGCATAGAGTGGTGTGCGGTACATCCCCTTCCCTGCAGCCTGCTCGCGCTTGCCGAGGTCGCGGATTTCTTGCCATTGCTCTTTGGTGCATCCGTAGTGAGCCAGAAATTCCGCGTCCTGCTCGACCGCTCGCCGTCGCCGCTTCTCCTCGGCGCGAACGTGGAGTCCGCCCAGCGTTGCGTTCAGCCCATGATGCTTCTTGATGATCTGGCGGACGCGCTCTCTGGTGACGCCGTACTGGCGGCCAATTTCCTCAAGCGTCATGCCGGACTGATACATCGCCGCCATGCGAACGCTGCGCGAGTCAGGCCCGTGCTCCCGGCAGATGACGGGCTCGAAACCTCTACCGGCGTATTTCGCGGCTGTCGGCCGACAGATACCGAGGCACGCGGCGGCCTTGCTGACGGGCAAGCCTGCAGCTACGAGATCACGAAGCTGATGGACAGTTTCCGGGCGGAGCGTCATGCCGCCTGCTCCGAAGCACGGACGATCTCGATCAATCGCAGGACGGAGCGGCTAGGCGGGATGCCCTGCTCTATCCTCGACACCGTGGTCTGGTCGCACCCAAGCTCCTCCGCGAGCCTCGATTGCGACCAGCCGCGCTTTGCGCGGAAATCCCTTAGTTCTGCTCCGGCCTCCGCCGTCCACATCGCGAAATTGCTCCTATGCATTCCGCGTATCCTATGCCGTCTGCATAGAAAGTCAATGCCCCTCGCATGATTGATTTATGCAGAATGCCCGGATGACCCCCGGTGCCCGCCTAAAACTCGCTCGAATAGACGCCGGCTTTCAGACAGCCGCGGACGCTGCACAGCGCCTTCGGGTGAAGGCTCCGACCTATTACGGCCACGAAAACGGCTCGCGGACTTTCCAGCTCGCCGACGCCAAGCTCTATGGCCAGCTTTTTGGAGTGAGCCCTTACTGGCTTTTGACCGGAGAAGGCCCAAAATCTGGCGGTCCAATCAGGGGAGAGGCGCCAGAAGGCGAGCAGGATCAGTTCATTGATCTTGCCGCCGCTCCCCGGCTCCGGGTGTTAGGCGAAGTAGCCGCCGGGGCATGGCTTGAGGTTGATCCGATCGCCGAATACGAGGCCGCCCATTTTGAGGTGCCCGTGCCGCTAGATCCCCGATATCCAAAGGGAAAATTGTTTGGCCTTGTTGTGCGCGGCACCTCCATAAACAAGATTGCGGCCGATGGTGACGTTCTGGTGTGCCTGGACGTTTCGGCCGGGATCGATGTCGAGAACGGCGACCTTGTTGTGATCGAGCGGCGGCGCGCTCAAGAAGGGCTCCGCGAGGTATCGGCCAAACGCCTCCGGCGCGGCCGACATGCCATAGAATTTTGGCCGGAATCGACCGATCCGCGCTGGCAAGAGCCACTGACGGTACGTGAAAACACCCCCTCCAACCACGATATGGACGTGAGGGTTCTGGCCCGCGTCGAGTGGGTGTTTAGACAGGTTCGGCGCCCCTAGTAAAACCACCAGGCCGCCGCCGGGCGGGATAGCCCGCGTAAAATAATTATGCGACGCGCATTGACTATTCCTATGCGAAGCGCATAATGCCCTCCATCAGCCCGCTACGGCGGCACACGGTGGAGAGGACAGATGGCCGATATCGACGTGATGCTCGATGACTGCCAGCGGATGGTGGAGAAGCTCCCGTCAGTTGCCGAACACAAGGCGCTTCGCGAGTTGAACGCCGACATGCTGGCGGCCCTTCGCCTCCACAAGGCGTGGAAGGACAGCGAAGCGACCGGTCCAGACTATGGCGGACAGTCTCGCAACACTCATCCAGACGGCGAAAAGATTTGGCGGGCGTGGTGGAACAACCAGCTCGACCTTTGCGCCCGCGCGGAGAAGGCGACAGACCTCGCTATCGCCAAAGCGGAGGGCCGGTCGTGAACGCCAGAATGGACGTTGCGACCGCCCTCCGCCTGTCGGCCCTCGCCCTCACTAACGCCGAGAGGCTTCCTCCTCGTCAATATCCGTTCGAGAGCCCGAAGGATCACCGGGAGCGCATGGAGCGCATCCGCCTTCGCCGCGAGCGGGGACAGTTCCCGTTCGAGGACTATGACGAATACCTCGCTCGCCGTCGCCGGCCGGGGGGCCTTGAGGAGACCGAGGAACAGGCTCTCCGCAATGCCTATCACAACGCCCGCAGCGAGTGGCTGACGTGGTTCTGGCACGAGCAGAACACCTATGGCGGCTTAACCCGCGAAGGCGAGGCCACCATGGAAGGCTGCAAGGAGCGGGCGATCGAGTTGCGGAACATGATCTACGGGACGGAGAGGTGAGATGGCGACAACCGACCAACTGAGACGAGCCGAGCAGAGCTCAGGCCCCCGGCTTAACGACTTTCAGCGCCAAGGCTGGAAGGCAGTTTTGCGGGCGATGGACATGGCCAAGTTTGGTGAGCCGCGTGAAGCGATCTCGTGGAAGCACGGCAAACTATACCTGTACGTCCTTGTTTGCCGGCGGATTTCTAACGGCGAGCCCTTCCCATCACGCGACGCCATCGCCAAGGCGGAGGGTCGTTCGTGATGCCCTCCACCACTCTTTTCCGATCGCTCGCTTTCTGCGGCCTGTTTGGCTGCCTCGCTGCAGCGGTGGTTATCCGCTGGGCGTACTGGGGGATGTGATG